AATGGTATATGGACAAAATGGCGAGTTGTTAGTTCGGATTTTTTTTTTTTCAAGCAGAAGACGGCATACGAGATTTCTGCCTGTCTCGTGGGCTCGGAGATGTGTATAAGAGACATGAATATATCTGCTAAATAAGTATAGTTTTTTATTATTAAAATAAACTTGTATAACTACAAAGTTTAACTTTTCAAAATTCACTAAGTCGCCAATAGTATTAAAATTATTTTGCTCTAAAGTAATTTCTTCTATAATGTCTTTACTAAAAAAAACATTTTTCTCTTCAATTATATATGTTTTTTTATTATCAGATACTTCAAAGTCGTAATTACTAAAATCATTTTTCTTTACTTCTTTTTCTATATTATCCATACTTGTTTGTACAACTGGCATTATATCATCTTTTGATATATTGGCCATGTAGCCCTTAAATTTTTTATTTTTTCTCTTAACATTTGAGTTTACAAACATTACATTAATTTCTAAAGATTCTTTTTGTACATTTTTATAATCTATTAAGATTTGTTCTATTTTTTTTATTGAATTATTTAACACACAAATCCCCCCTCTAAATCATAAAATTCAACTTTAAAGGTTAATATCCTTCAAAAACCATTCGACAGTTACAAAATAATTCTAAATATTACTAGTTCCTACAATATTGTTTACTTTATTTCCTATTAAAAATTGACTTAAGTCTTCATTCTAAAGATAATTCTATCTCTTTAAAATCATTCCCAGATGTACAATCTATTATTTTTATTCCACCTACATATTTATGATTTAATTTATAATCATATATTTCTTTATAATATCTAAGTTTACTTTCGAAGTTTGTATTTTGAATAATTATTATTTCTTCACTTGGGTATTCTGTTATATTTATTTTTAAACTTATATATTTTTTATCTAACAACTTTGCTTTACAAAAGATTTCCTCTAGATTAATCATATCCATTTTTTATTCTCCTTCGTTTAAAAAAGAAAAAGACTAAGTCGGGGTAGCTTAGTCTTTTTAAAGGGGGAATATATTATACACTTGTTTCATACTATCATTATAACTTATATAAAATAACAATAAAATATCATCATTTTATCACAGTTTTATTTTTAGACCATCTACTCCAAATAGGTATATTCCAAGTTCTTTAACCATTTCATTTACCCAACGTCTTACTGTTGCTACTCCACAATGTAAAAGCTCTGCTATATCCTCATATGTCTTTTCTTTAAAAAAATATAACTCTAAGGCTTTGTATTTTTCTAAGGACTGCAACTTATTTTGTGTTACTTTTAATGTTTCTAATGCCATATCTATATGTGCTACCATAATTAAGGTTTTTGCCTTACTTCTTTTGATACTTAATATATATAAATCCTCTATATCTAGACATAATAAATCATCATAATCACTTTTAACATCTTCAATGTCACTAATAGAATTTGCAATATGACTTTTTAAATCGTTATAGTGCTTTAACAAAAGCTTAGTATTATGAAAGACTTCTCTTTTTTTATTTTCTTTTTCTTCTTTTCTTAACTCTCTTACAATTTCTTTTATACTTTCTTTATCCACTTAAATCACTCCTTCTTGCTCTCTTCGAACAACTTCTACTGCAATACTTAACTTTAGATTTATCCAACTTATAAAATCTTCTACCACACCAAGCACATCTTACTATTTTACCTGGGCTTATAAGTTCCATCTTTTCTTTTTACTTTCATACCTTCACTCCCTATATTCTTTTAATTTTGCTTTGACTGCTTCAAGTAATGCACTTTGTCCTTTATCTTTATTCTCTAGAGCTTCCATTACTTGTTCATCTATGGTGCCTTTACAGATTAGATGGTGAATAATAACAGTTTCCCTTTGACCCTGTCTATAAAGCCTTGCATTAGCTTGTTGATACAGTTCTAAGCTCCAAGTTAATCCAAACCAAACAATTATACTCCCACCTGATTGTAAATTAAGTCCATGTCCTGTACTTGCTGGATGACAAAGTAATAATTGTATTCTTCCATTATTCCAATCATATATATCTTTTGAGTTTTCTATTGTTCTTGGTTTCAAACTCTTAAACTCTTTCATTAAACGATTATAATCATGTTTATAGTTATAAAAAACTATAATAGGCTTACCATTTGAAACATCTATAATTTCTTTTAAAGCTTCTAATTTTTCTCTATGGAGTTCCTTTACATTTTTATCATTATCATAAATTGCTCCATTAGCTAATTGTAAAAGTTTATTTGCTGCTACAGCTGCTGATGAAGCTGTTATTATATCTTTTTCTAATTCTAATATCTTCTCTTTTTCTAATTCTTTGTAATATTTAAGTATTTTACTATCAAGGTGTATTTCAATTTTATTATCTATTTTTCTAGGCATATTCAAATAATCTTCTGCTTTTAAGCTTATACAAATATCTTTTATTTTATTATGTATTGCATTTTCTGCTCCATCTTTAGGCTGCCAATTATATATAGCTCCTGTTTGATAATTTTTTTGTCCTGGCTCAAAGTATCGTTCTTTATATCCTGTAATAGTTTTACCTAGTCTTTCACCTCTATCAAGTAAGTACATCTGTGCCCATAAGTCTATTAAACTATTTGGTGTTGGTGTACCAGTAAGCCCAACTACTCTTTTAGTTAAAGGCAATACTTTCTTTAAACTTTTAAATCGTTGTGCTTTATTTGATTTAAAAGAACTAAGTTCATCTATCACAACCATATCAAATGGCCATTTTCTTTTATAAAAATCCACTATCCAGGGTACCATTTCTCTATTTATTATATAAATATCTGAGTCTGTACTTAAAGCTCTCACTCTATCTAATTTACTACCAAGAACTTTAGATACTTTTAGATGCTTTAGATGCTCCCATTTTTTTACTTCACTACTCCAGGTATCTCTTGCAACTCTTAAAGGTGCTATAACTAAAACTTTTGATATATCAAAGTAATCATACATTAATTCACTTATAGCTGTTAGAGCACAGACTGTTTTACCTAATCCCATATCTAATAGTAAACCTATATTATTATTATCTATAGTTTTTCTAATTGTGTATTCTTGGTATGGATGTGGTTTAAATTCCATCCCTTAACCTCCTTGATAAAATCATCTATCTCTTTTAATGTGCTTACACACTTAACTTTAAATCCTAATTCTCTTAATTCTCGCATTTTATATTGTTGAAGCTTACTTGGTTTTTTACCTGGTGCTTTAAGTTCTACAAATATAACATGTCCTTCTGGTAATAAGACAATCCTATCTGGCACACCTGCCTCCCCTGGTGAAATAAACTTCATAGCCTTTCCACCTAACAACTCAATCTCTTTTTTAAGTCTTTTTTCTATTTTTGATTCTAACAAAATATCACTTCCTTAAATTTAAGTGTTACCAATGTTACCACGCTTTGTCTATATATACATATATACGTATTAGGCATGTATATATGTATACGTATATGTCTAATATTACTTATACTACTTTATATATAATTTTTGGTAACATTGGTAACATTACACTTGTATATATTCAAATCAATGCATTGTAAATGTTACCAAGAGGTGTTACCAAAGTCATTTTTTTGGTAACATTGGTAACATCTCTGAAAATTAATATTTCTTATATAAATGATTATATTTTATACTTTGGTAACACTACTTTTTTCGTATAAAAGCTCTTTGAGAACCATATATTTTTCCAAATCTTAATCTTTTATCATATCTCTCCCATCCATCCAATCCTTTTAATATATCATTAATTTCTCTTGATAAGATAGGCGTGAGTTGTTTAGGTTCTCCATTAAATAGCTCAACCCATATCTCCATAACACACGTTTTTTCTCTTAATATTGTCCCTTCTTTTAAATCACCAAAATCTGAACCATGAATATATTCTCTCTTTTCTGAAATACTTAAATCATACCAATTCTTAGTAATAGGTTTATTTAGATACTCTTCGATAATTCCAGATTTAGCATTTTCTTCTGAGTGAGTTCTTTGTTGTCTTTCAGCTTCTTTTTTCTCCTCATCTGATAGACATAGCTGTTCATTGGCTTTATATAATTCTACTGCTTCTGCCCAAATTTGATTTCTTTCATTATCAAGTTGGCCATTAAATATACTCTTGTTAATCTTCTTTACTCCTGTATCTATTGGCCAAAACCTTCTATTTCCAGTCTTATCTCTTAAAAATTCTTTATCATTAGTTGTTCCTATAACTACACATTGACGTAAAAATCTTGAGGTTCTCTTCCCATATGCGACCCTATATATATCCTCTGATTTGCTTAGAAAATGCTTAACTGCCTCAATATCTGCTTTTTTAGTAGCCATCATTTCACCCATTTCCAGCAACCATACTCCTTGTAATTGTTCATACGCTTCTTTACCTTGTACAGTAGTTAAACTATCAGAATACCAGTCTCCACCAAGTTTTTTAATAAAAGTACTTTTTCCCATTCCTTGAGGACCAGATAAAACCATCATATTATCAAACTTTATTCCTGGATTAAATACTCTTGCTACTGCTGCTACTAAAACTTTTCTTATTATAGTCCTTGTATAGTGGTTATCTTCTGCACCTAAATAGTCAATTAAAAGTGTATCCACTCTCTTAATGCCATCCCACTTTAAAGAATTTAAATAATCTTTTATAGGATGAAAAGTATTATTTTCAAAAGCAATTATTAGAGCATCATTTACTTTTGATGGTGATGAGATATTGTAAATTGTTTCTATATGGTGTCTAAGCCCAGAATCATCACTATCATTCCAATCATTTAATTTATCATCTTTTCTCCAAGGTAACTTACCTAAAACAACAGCTCTATTTGAAAATTCATTATAAGCTATTTTTCCTTTCAAATATGGGTCATTTTCTATAAACATTAAGATATTGTTTGTTGTTTTCTTATAACTTCCCTTATTGTCATAATCTAACCTAGTTAACCATTCATCATCTTCAAAATCTATATCACCAAAATCATCCTTAGCTTTATCAAGATTTTCTCTTCCTATAGTCTTTCGTACTTTAGTGTCACTGCTTGCAAATTTGCTCATTCGAGTAAATGAAGGTAATCTATTTACAGGTGTTTCTGGTTTAGCATCTTCATCAAGTTCACCAAATTTATGTATCCTAACTAAATCAAAAGCATTGCATAAAATTCCGCTTGCTGGGTCTGTACCATGATGACTATATGAAAACTTGTCATCATAAATAACTACTCCACCACTTGTACTACCTTCTGCATATGTATACCTGGTTTCATCAATACCAGGAATATATACTTCATTTAAGAAAGTTTCTATAGTTTCTTTTATACTATAGGACCTGCAAAATGCACCTATAATTCCAGCCTTTTCAATAGGGTCTTGTTGTTTTTTTAATTGTGTATTAAACTTTTGCCTCTCCCTCGAACTTTCTGGCCAATAGCTTACATCTGTCCAGTCTAAATATAAATCTAGTATTTCATTTGGGTTTAAAAACTCTCCATCTTGAAATTTAAATATATAGTCTCCATCAATTGAAGTACTTGGAAAATACATAAGTCTATGAGGTTGATATGTAGTATCATCAAACATATCTATTCCTATAGTATCTGCTATCATCCTGGAAATTGCTTGATATTCTTCTGGTAGTACTGGTCTAGTTAAAGGTATTACAAGTCTATATCTGGGATTATTCTCAGTATGTGAGTGCGTAGAATACATAAGACAAGCATAATCATTTAATAATGTTATATCCTCCCATATATCTTTATTCGCATAATCTATATCTAAAGTTATAATACTTCTATTTGCAATATTCTCTGCTTTTCGTCTTCCATTTTTTAAGCTTCCACCTACAAATCCACCAACATCTTTAACTCTATCTTTTTCAGTCTTTGACATCTTCCTATATTCTGTATATGTTTCTTGAGTTCTTAATGTTTTACTTAATCTATTTACAAGTTCGGACCATAAAATACTTTTATTTTTCCAATGTGTTTCTAATTTATTTTTTCCTATGGCCAGCATGAGTTGGCCATCATGTCTTACATTTATGTGTTCAATTTCACTGGCCTTTATATCCATAAATCAATCACCTAGTCTTTCTTATAATAATCACATTCATACCCATCAGCTTTAAGAGGAAGGCCTTTAGCCCAAGATATTTCTTTTCTCATAATACTATTAACTTCTTCTAAGGAGCCAAATTTTTTATCTACATCAAGTACAAGCTCATCATGTACATGCATTACAATGCTATAACCTGCATCTGTAATATTAAACATAGCCTCTCTTAAGCAATCTCTAGCTGTAGCTTGAACAATATTCTCAACTAACTTAGGTCCATAAGTATCTATTCTTTTCCATTGTTTACTTGTCTGTTCCATACCTTCATATGTTATCTTATCTCCACTAAATGTAGTATGTGGCTCTATCTTAGGCCTTAGATACGATAATCTTCTACTACTTGGTAGTTCTATAAATAAAACGCCTGGATTATAAATAAATTTAATCCCATGTTGAATTTCTACTATAGTCCTATCTTTTATAGCTTTTTTAGCTGCCTTATCTACATCCCACCAAAACTTAGTTATATTTGGATTAGCATTTCTCCATGCAGTAACAATAGGTTGAAGCTCTTCTTCTTTAAGCCCCATTTTAATAGCCCCCATAGAAATTAAGGCCCCTACACTTCCGCCATATCCATTCGATAATTCTGCTAGCTTTCCTTTTTGTCTAAGTTCAGAACCTTTTTTAATACTTTCTATTGGAACTTTAAACATCTGACTAGCACTAGCTTCATATATTTTTCCATGAGAATTAAACACATCCAGCCTCCACTTCTCACCAGCAAGCCAAGCTATAACCCTAGCTTCTATTGCACTAAAATCTGATACTATAAATCTATGACCTTCACTTGGTATAAAAGCTGTCCTTATCAATTGACTTAAGACATCTGGTACACTATCATATAAAAGCTCTATTAAATCAAAGTCACCTTCTTTTAATAGGTTTCTAGCTAGGTCTAAATCTTCTATATGGTTTTGTGGTAAATTCTGTACTTGTACTAATCTTCCTGCCCATCTACCAGTCCTATTAGCCCCATAAAACTGTAGTAGACCTCTTACTCTATTGTCATTACCTTTAGCTAATTTCATAGCCTCATACTTCTTTATAGAGGTTTTAGACATTAATTTTCTAAGTTCTAAAGTTCTAACTACATTTTCATCATCAACTTGTTTTAATATTTCTGGAATACTTTCTTTTGTTAGGCTTGTAATCTCAAAGCTAACTTTATCACTTAACCATTTTTTTAATTGAGCTGGACTATTTGGATTATTTAGACCAGTTACTTTAATTGCTTCTTTTGTAAGTTTTTCAGTATATCTTTTATCACATTCTATTGCATTCTCTATTAACTCTGTATCTACTTTAATACCAGTATCATTAATTCTCTGGTCTAAATACCATAATTTAATTTCTCTTTCGGTAGTCTTATACTTACTAAGTTTGTTTCTTATTTCTCTTTCAACTACAACATCTTGTTTACAATATTCTTTAAATTTATTCCATTTTTCCATATCATGTATTGGTAAATTTCTAGTTCTTCCCTTGTTAACTTTTGTAGCCTTACAAGGTTTACAGAAATATTGTATTAATGCTTTACCTTCTTTCATTTTCTGTTTATCTTCATTAAACTTTAAAGCCTTAGACACACTATCTAAACTTCCTGGAAGTCCTAGTGTTAACGCCTTTATCATTGTACATGACCACTCATTTGGTTTTAAATTAATATTTAAAAATTTACTTATTGCTGTTCTTTCAAAATTAGCATTAAATGCTGATTTTATAACTTTATTATCATTTAAAGCTTCTATTACTTCTTTTGGTAACTCTTCATCATTTACTAAATCAATAACTTTTACCTCTTCATTATCAAAAGCATAGGCAAATAACAGTATCTCAAAATTAGCAGAGTCTACATATCTGTAGACTCCAACTTTTTTTATATCTAAATCACTATATGTTTCTATATCAATTGATAAGGTCCTCATTAACTTAAGAAGTCCTCTTCTTCATCTTCATATTCAAAGTCATCTGAGAAATCTGCTTCTGCACTAGCTCTAGCTCCTCCAAGTACTTCTCCATCTGCTAACTTTTGAACATTTTGTAAGCCACAACCTATTCCTTTATTTCCTGCACTATTATATGGGAAAAAGTTTATACTAACTCTTCCATAACAACCACTATATACCTCTGTATTATCTAATATTTCATTTAAGTCTTTATCAACTATTCCTGGCTTTTGAGTACTATTTGCATTTAAAAAATACATTCCTACATATTCCTCTGCTTCATCAGCTCTTTCTGCATCTCCATCACGAAGAGGTGTTTTTAAATTACCTGGTAATTTTCCACCCCATTTAGAAGTTTTACCTTGTTCTTTAGCTGCATCAATAGCCTTCTTTATTCTTCCTAAAGTCATCTTATCTGATTTTGGTATTAAAATACAAACTGAATACTTGGGCTCTGCACCTTCTACCATTGCTCTGCTTTTAAAGATATTGCAATAACTTAATCTTACCTTTCCTGTTACTACCTTTGTTGATTGTACTGAATTACTCATAATTTTCTTCCTCCTAATATTTTTATATTTGGTATATTGATTTTATATTTGAAGTTATTTCTCCAAATTTATCTAAATCTCTAACTTGCTTACTAAACAATTTAATTCTTCCACAAATAACTGTTGAAGAAACATTTAATAACTCTCCTATATCAGATATCTTTTTATCTTGTAAAATCCAATCTACTATTTTATCAATATCTTTTAAATATGACTTTCTTGCAATTTTTCTTATATAATCAACATCATAGTTAAATTGAATTTCATAAAATCCATGTATATCTTTTAATGGTCTTTTACTATCTTCAAATACACTTACATCTAAACCTTCTATAGAGTTTCTATAATGTTTTTCGCCATAACGCAAAGCTTTAAACATTTCTATTCTTATGTAAGAAACAGCTACTGTAGAAAACTTGCCTCTGTTACTATCATAATTTAATGCTGCTTTATATAACCCAATACATCCTTCTTGATAAAACTCTTCATATAAGTATGGATGTTGCTCTACATAAGACTTAAAAAATCTATTTATACTAAAATGTACAAGATTCAAATTATTTTCAACTAGTTTAGTTATTTCTTGATTACTCATAAAATTATATCCCCTTTTAAATCTTTTTATAGCTACTAGGAATTAAATATTTTTAATTATCCTTTGCTCTTACTGATACAAAGCATACTGGACTAACTTTTATATGTTCTGGTATATACACTCTATCAAGATGATTGTCATTCACTTCGAGGAAAGTTGACATCACTTTATCCTTTATTAAACTTTCTCTTTTAAAATCCATCACTGTAACTTTTGCATTTTCTTCAGTTGAGTTATATTCTGTAATATTTAGTCTCTTTAACATATCTAGTAAATTATCTTTTTCATAATCTAAATCTTTTTCGATACTCTTTTTTCTCTCCTTTAAATCTAAAATTATACTTATGCTTTCATCTAATTTATCTTTTATACCTTCATCTAATGGCATGTAATATCCCCCATTTATATTTCAAAATCTTTTTTCGCTGAATCTATACTATTAATTTCTGACCTTTTATCACTTTCTACTACTAAAGTAGCTTTTCCAACTGGTTTTATAATTAAATCACTTAGTAGATTAGCAAAATTCTTTTTACCTATAGATTTCTCCATATCACTAATTCCTTTTAATGTCCTTGGCTTATAAATTTTTTCTTCATCATAATCTGAATTTAATAAAACCTTAGCAACTTCTTGCTCATCTATATACTTTCTATTACTTCTGCCTTCTACAAGCTTATATCCTGGATATTTAACACCATGCTTTTCAGCTTGTTCTAGTGCATAACTTTGAACATCTTTTAACCAATCTTGTATATTCTTAGCAAAACCTAAAATATCTGCTATCTCATATTTATTAAGAGCAAATGTGTCAGCAAAATCATATTTTCTAGCTAGTTTAAGATTATCCTCAGCTCTTTTTCTGCAATCATTTTTAGCTCTACAAAATCCACAATGACTACCACTTACAAACTCTCCTTCACCATTAAAAGCCATTTGAGCCTTCTTCTTAACATTATCTGCCCATGTAAGTAATTTAGTAACTTCTATTTCTTCACTTGATATGTTATCAAGTCTAGGTTGAATTATTGTTGTTTTAATTAAATCAATATCGTATAGCATTTCAAACTGATTATATGCCCCTAAACCATATAGTCTAAGTTGAGGATTCTCTATAGCTGAAACTTCTAAACCTTTTCCATACTTTAGGTCTATAACTTGAAGTATACCATCAGATATTACAACAACGTCTCCTGTTCCAAATCCTTCTGGAACCCACTCACTAAAATCTAGTCTTTCTTCTAACATAACTATTACGTCATCACATATAGCTTTACTATCATTTACTAATTCAACTACATTCTCAACATAAGATTGTATATAGTCCTCCATTTCAGAGTTATAATACTCACTTTTCTGTATCTTTTTAATTCTTGCATTATATGCCTTTTTACTTATTTTTTCATACTCTAGCATTAATTTAACTTCTGCTAATTCATGTGCAACTGTTCCTTCTTCTGCATATATACTAGTTGATGGTGGATAGTTTTCTTCTAATTTTATACTAGGAGTGCAGTGAAGCCATCTATGGGCTCCACTCGCACTAAGTCTTGCATGTTGTAATGGCATTTATGTACCCCCTATAAACTTTCTAATTTGTTCATAAAAGCTGAATAATCTTCTTCTTTTACTTCACTTAACTTACTAGCTCCAAATTCACCAAATAACTCCTTAAGCTTATCCTTCTTACCTGCCTTACTTACTTGTGCTGCCTTAGTTCTTACCTCTTCTTTTGTGTATTTAACTTCACTAGTTGTATTTTCATTATTCTTTTCTATTTCTTCCTTTGCTTCTGCTATTTCTTCTTTAACGTCTTCTTTTACTTCTACCTTTTTAATCTTTTCAGCTTTTTTAACTTCAACTTTCTTCTCTTCTTTCATATCTGTTATATTTATAGGTTCTATCTGCATTGCTTTTCCTAGATTAAGACCTCCTAAAGCATTCGCCACTACTAATAGTGCATTTGTAAATTCTGGTGCTTCTACTTTAACTTTTACATTTACATTCACTTCAACCATTTTAAATCTCTCCTTTTTGTGTTATACTTTACTTGTGTTATATTTTATTTTTTATTTTTTTGTGTGTTGGTTATTTTACCAACACTTTTTTATTTAATATTCCAACCGATATTTTCTTACCAGTTTTAATATCTTTAAATACTATATCTGCTATAACTTTTCCATCTTTTTTAAGAGTTACTACATTCTTATTATTAGTATCAAGACTCAGCAATTTCATCCCCCCTCTCTACTGCTTTTAAAAGTTCATCCAAATTTTTACCTTGATTTCTTTCAATAAAATCATCAACTTCATATCTTGAAATTTTTCTACCATCACCTCTAACTAGTGATTTTATCAAACCTGTGCTTACTAACCTACGCATAAAGGCTGTATCTAACTTTAAAATTCCCCTTGCTTCTTCTACTGTTATTAGATAATTTGGATAACCTCTTTTTATTAAAACAACTATATCTTTAGGCTCCAGTACCTTTACCTTTTGTTCAATAGTTTGACTCTTAACTCTATCTGTCTCTTGTTTACTTATCTCTATTTCTATTAAGCTTTTTAAGCTATCACTAAATTGTTTTGTTATGCTTTCAGAAATATCCATGTGAAAATGCTCTCCCCTCTTTTCAATTATTTATCTTCCAACCAATTCGTCTAATGTAATATCTAAATAATCAGCTAATTTTATTAGAGTATCTATAGTTGGATTAGAACTTTTATTTCTCAGTAATTTATATAAACCACTTACATCTATATCCAATTCTTTTGCCAATTTATAAGGTTTTATATCTCTTTTTCTTAGTATTTGCTTTATATTGTCGCCTATTAACATTGTATTCACCTCAGTTCTACATGGTATAATATAAACATGGAATAAATTCCAAAATTTTCAAAAGGATGGTGTATTATGCAGTTTTCAAACAATATATCTAAAGAATTACAAGAAAGTATAAGAAAGACAGTCTCTGATACTTCTAACACAGAGTATTTTTACTATGCTGAATTTCAATATAAAATTATTCTTAAATCTATAGAGGAATTTGAAAAAGAACTTGATGATGAACATGAAATTGCACTAAAATTGACTAACTTTGGAAAAGATGTATTAATGATTGTTGAAGAAGTAGGTTATCATAACCCTTGTCTAATTCACTACTACGGCATAGTAAATGGAGTTTATTCTGAAATTCTTCAACACACATCACAGATAAACTTTATGATAACTTCAGTAAAGAAAACTGACCCTTCAAAACCTGCTAGAAGAATAGGTTTTATATTGTAATTATCATTCTTATTTTCTGATTCTTTCTTTAGTAATTTCACTAATTTTTCTTTTTTCACTTTTATTCATCTCATGTAAATACAAAACTATACATTGGTACATATAATCTATAAAATCACTATTTGATTGAGCTGTTATCTGACTAAATAACTGTGCTTGCAATTGATTTTCAAGCATGGTTATTCTTTTCTCTATTTCTTCTATTTTCTTATTTTCCAATTCAATCTCTCCTTTCCAAAATATTCTGTATTTAGTTTTCAAAGTACTAACCTAACATTGAAATTTGATAACTATACTCTTTTTCTATATCTGGTAATATGCTATTTGTTTTCAATAAGTCATATAAAAACAATCTTCCCTTTTGAGTCCACTTAGTTGTCATTTTTACATCAGTCATTCCATCACTTCTAGTTATATCTATTGTTTCTGAATGAGTGTATCCCTTCCCTTGATATTGTTTATATAAAAGCCATTGTCCACTTTGTTTGTATTGAATCCCTCTTTCATGAAGTATTTTATTCATTTCTTTTCCACTCATTCCATAGTCTTTTGCTATTTGAGTTATTGTGACAAGTCCTTTGTTTTTAAGTATCATATCTGTATAATCCGCCTTCGGTTTTAATTCTTTTATTACTTGGTCTTTCATTTTACCTTCTAATTGTAACTGCTCATTTACTTCTACTTGCTCTATAAGATGTTGTAACGCTTCTTTATATGTAGTTGGTAGTTTAGTTTGTTCATTTTTTAATACTTGCTCCATTTCTTCAAATTTTTTTGTATATATTCCTGTAAATGCCGTACCTTTTATGCCTGTCATTTTATTTGCTATGAAGTCACAACCTATCTTTGTTATTGCATAGCATGGCTTCTCTCTTTTATAATCATCTAAATAAGTATTTTCAATAAAATAATCAGATGGGTACAAATCTGTACTCATGTTTTTATTGGCTTCTTCCATCTGATTTATATAGTTTCTTATATCTCTTAGTAAAATCTTGTGTTCTTTTTCAACCATTAGAGCTATATCCCTACTATCAGTTGTTAGTTTATTATTAACTTTTACTATTTTTAAATCTTTCATATTTAACTCCTCTCTTTTAAACAACATCTTGTTGTATTTGTATTTAAAAAAATTTTTTCTATTGATACTCCAAAACATTTAGATAATTTTATTGCTATTGCTAAACTTGGTACTCTTGTTCCACTTTCAATCATTCCATAATAACTAGTAGTTATACCTACTTTTAATGCAACATCTTTTTGCTTTAAATTCCTTTCTGTCCTAAGTTCCTTTAGATTGTTCAAGCTATATCCTCCTTGCCAACATTTTGTTGTTTATACTTATATAATACACAACTATATGTTGTTTGTAAATAGTTTTTTTATTTTTTTATTTCATTTTACAACTATTTGTTGTATTATTTAATAAAGGCAACTTTATTAAGAGGAGTGATTATATGAGCATTTTATCAGATAGATTGAAATTTCTTAGGAAAGAAAAAGGTGTAATGCAAAAAGAAATTGCCAACTATCTTAACATAACTACTAGTGCATATGGATTTTATGAACAAGGTAAAAGAACACCTACCCCAGAAATGTTATCTAGTTTAGCTGAATATTTTGGCACTACTGTTGATTATTTAATAGGTAGGTATGATAATAAAGCAAGCAATATTTCTAGCAAAACTTCTTGTAATAATACATTATTTCAAAAAAGACTAAAAGAACTTAGAGCTGAAAAAAATATGACTCAAGAAGATGTTGCAAATAAATTAAACTTAACCAAAAGCGCTTATGGTTATTATGAACAAGGAAAGACAGTTCCTGATGCTTATATGTTATCTAGCCTTGCTGAAATATTTAATGTGACTACTGATTATTTATTAGGTAGGTCTATTGTAAAAAATGATATAGACACTGTAGCTGCACATAGAGTTAATCCTCACAAAGATTTACCAGAGGAAGCTCAAGAACAACTCAATGATTATATTGAATTTTTAATAAATAAGTATAAAAAATAAATTAAAAGTAGGTGATAAATTATATGAAATCTATAATATCAGATGTCATAAACCGATTTAATGCTACACCATTTTTATTTGTTGGTTCTGGTTTAACTAGAAGATACTATAATCTTCCAAATTGGGAGGATTTACTAAAAGTCTTTGCAGAAAAAATTAGTAATGATGACTTTATATATACAAGTTATAAAAATAAAGCAAAATCAGAGAACCCAAAAATGGGTATAAATCCTAGAATTGCAGAACTTATTGAAAATGATTTTAATAAAAAATGGTTTTCAGATTCTTCTATACGAAGCTTAGACTCTAAGTATTTAGATATTGTTAAATCAGGAGTTTCTCCATTTAAGGCAGAAATTGCTATGTATATTAAAAATAATTCTAAAATAGTAGATAAATATCAAGATGAAGTTGAAAAACTTAGTAATATCTCTAAAAAAAGTTTATCAGGATTTATTACAACAAATTATGATTGTTTTTTGGAAACTATCGTTGATAATTATACAACATATATAGGTCAAGAAAATTTAGTTTTTTCATCTATACAAGGTATTGCAGAAATTTATAAAATTCATGGATGTGTTTCTTCTCCAAATAGTATTGTAATAAATGAAGCTGATTATATAGACTTTGACAGCAAAAGTGCCTACTTGGCAGCTAAGCTAATGACTATATTTGTTGAGTTTCCTATCATATTTATTGGTTACTCTGTTACAGATGTAAATATAAAAAAAATACTTAATGCTATAGTTAATTGTCTATCTAATGAAAATGCTAAAAAACTCGAGGAACGTTTCATATTCATTGAGTATGAAAAAAACTTTAATGATATAGAAATATCAAGTCATACAATTGCTTTTGATAATAAAATGATTACTATGACTAAAATTAAACTGGAGGATTTTAATTTACTCTATGAGGCATTATCTGAAAAAAAATCAAAATTACCAGTTAGAATATTAAGAATGTTCAAACAAGAATTTTACGATTTCACAATTACTAACAAACCTACTGCTAAAATTCGGGTTGGTAGTGTTGATGATACAAGAATAAAAGATGAAGATTTAGTTTTAGCAGTTGGCAAGGCAAGTGATTTTGGTCTTAAAGGATTAAAAGGATTAAGTTTTGATGAATGGTATCGTGATATAGTCATGAATGACTTAGAATTTTCATCAGATGAATTACTTGAATATGCTTATCCATCTTTAATTAAGCAATATAATAAATTACCATTAAATAAACATCTTTTTAATAGCACACTTGAATTTCCAGATTATAGGACAATTGCACTAGAAAGTGACTTTGAAAATATTATTAGCAATAGTATTAAAAAAAATAGAAATAATACTTACATAAAAAATAGAAGTGTTTATGGTATTTGGAATGATGAACATCAATCATTTGAAAAAGCTACAAGACTTATTGCTTTTTTAGAAGAAAAAGAAATTGACACTGAACAGTTAGAAAATCTACTTAAGAAAATATTTGAGGAAAATCCTAATATTTTAGAGTCTGCAAAAACAAGCGAAAAAACAAATTTAAGAAGGCTTATTAGAATATATGACTACATGAAATACTCTAATATGCAAAAGAGTCTTGGTTATAGTGAGTAAAACTCTACCCACCGCTCCAAAACTCCTTTAATCGCTTTAAGCACAAATACAAATTTAGTGCTAACTATACTAACACACATTTGTAAGTGCTTACATATATTATATGTAATTATATTATAATCATATACTATAATCCATATTTTGTCTACAGCTAAAATTATCCAATCTTTTTTGGATAAAAAATGAATATTTAGAGCAGTTCACACCTGCTCTTTATATATAACAAAAATCAAAAATACATTCTTTTTATAGGGGGATTTCAATGAACAAACTAGACGCACTTTTAGACTTAGCAAATAATGAAGAGATAGAAATTTACTACACTGACAAAATAGCAGATGACATAAAAGGATTGTATATAAACAGACAAGGACTAAAGATTATATCATTACTTAATTCATTAAAACAAAACAATGCTAAACTAATAGAAATCTTAGCAGAAGAATTAGGACATCATTTTACCAGTGTTGGGAACTATGTATCTTCAAAAAACAGTTACAAAAATAAAATCTTGATAGACAAAACTGAAAACAAAGCATTAAAATGGGCATGTGAATTTCTTATAACAGAAGAAGAAATAATACATGTTATTAATTCACACGCTACAAGTGTATACGAAATAGCTGAAGAATTACAAGTTAGCATCAACTTCTTACTAAAAAGATTAGAATTTCTATCAAAAAAGAAAAGCATGTTGGACTTAGGAAATAATAGATTTTTAGTATTAACTAATTTGCCAAATTTCTACATATATGAGGATATTTTTTAAACTCATTTATTCTACTTTTATAGATTTTTTACTTAATAAATATATATTTCAATATTATTATAATAAACTACACATAAAAGCTAAAAAATTGTAAGAATATTAAGAAAATAATTAAGTAAAAACCAGATAAACAAAATTAAGATAATATTGTACATAACAAAAGTATATAAAGAGCAGTTAATCTGCTCTTTTATATAAACACCAAACAAACATACATTCTAAAAGGGAGGGATACTATTATGAAAGGTGGAGTAAGAAAAAGAAGTAACAAATGGTATTACTACTTTGACCTAGGCATAGTAGAAGGAAAAAGAAAAAAAGTAGAAAGAGTTGGAGGCAATACTAAAAAAGAAGCCGAAAAAGCCTTAAGAGAAGCACTAAATGAATATGAAAACTCTGGCATAGTATTTGAAGAAAGCAATATCAGTTTATCAGACTACTTAGATTTTTGGTACAAAGAATATGTCTTACTTAACTGTAAATACAACACTCAAGAAAGCTACCGAATAAACATAGAAAAACATATAAAGCCAAAACTAGGAGCTTACAAAGTAAAAGCTTTAACTCCTGCAATACTACAAAACTTCATAAATAAAAAGTACAAAGAGGATTACTCTCAAAATACATTACAAGTATTAAAAGCCATATTACATAGGTCATTAAAATCAGCAGTCCATCCTTACAAACACATACGAGAAAACCCTATGCAATATGTAAGCATACCAAAAACTAAATCTAAAACAGAAACTAATAAAGTTAAAACTATTACATTAGAAGAATTTAATCAAATACTAAATATATTTCCTCAAGATTCATTTCAACGTATAGTTTTACTAATTGGATTTCATACTGGTATGCGAAGAGGTGAAATTATTGCACTAAAATGGGATAATATAGACCTTGATAATAAAACTATCACAGTAAAGCATACTTTGATTAAAAAACCAAATGGAATGTTTGAATTAGGGCAACCAAAAACAGAAAGCTCTTGCAGAACTATATTTACAGGTGACACTTTAATAAAGGCATTAAAAGAACATAAATTATATCAAAAGAAAATGAAATTAAAATATGGAGAATTTTACTTTGATAGTGACTGGGTATGTACCAAAGAAAATGGTCAACAAGTGAATACTCACACTTTAGACACTATAGTAAGACAAATTCGAGTAGCTTTAAACAATGACTTCCATTTTCATTCTTTAAGACATGCACATGCTACCCTATTATTAGAAAATGGTGCTAACATTAAAGACATACAAAACCGTTTAGGTCATAGCCAACTATCAACTACAATGGATACCTATTCACATGTAACTGATAAAATGAAAAATGAAACTGTAGATATATTTGAAAAAATTACAAATTAGAGTTTGCCACCCAAAAATATAATACGGTGGCAAATGGGTGGCAAAATCTAATTTATCTATTTTAAAAGCTAAAATTATCAAATTTATATAGTCAGCTATACGCTTGTAATTTCAAGGCTTTAGAGTATATAATAACCATAACTAATATAAGGTATTAATAATAAATCTAACAAATAAAACTTAATATTTACTTAAGTTGTAATACTATTCTAAATTGTATAATTAAAATTTAATAAGTTCTTAATTATATAGTCATTGATTTATTTGCAAAAATAAAAAATGCCAATCTATCTCTAAACAACAAAAACTGAATACTAATAAAAATTTAATAAAAAATTTTATCAATATTCAGTATAAGTT